ACGTTTCCTTTGTATGATAAATGTAATCTACCTTGTTCAGACCATATAACTCGATCAGAAGTCATAGCCTCTTCTGCGCCAACTTGAGAAAGGAAACCAGAAATTGTACGAGGTCCAAAAACCTCAGCTTCTTTTTCCATCAAGTCAGGCAGGTATTGCTGTGCCCAACCTTCGGTTGCAGCACTTGTAAAATCGACGTAATTTGTTTCTAGTGTTTGCTTCTGTGGAGCAGGTACACTATTTAAATTACCGCCTGGATTTGAAATTGCCATTTTAAATAGTTTTAAATGTTAAATAAATTATTTCTTGTTTTTAATTTTAAACTTAAAGCTAGCAGAATCATCACCTAGAGCGCGTACTTTTACACCACCTATTTCTTGTGAGTTGTGTCCTTGCCTTGGCGACATATCGATATTCTTGCTTTTAGCAATACTATCTTTTAGTGCGTCAGCACGACCTTGCTCATAGAAGTGTTTAGCAACCGCGTCTGGGTTCATAGCTGTAAATAATGATTTATGATAACCCGCAGCGTCTTCCATAACATTTTCTTTATTCAAAAACTTTTTGACAAAATTGTTAATATCGCTTTGAGTTTCTTTAACCTTATCTACGTTATTGACGTTAAATCTAAACTTTTTATCTCCGACGTTGTATTCAAAACCTTTGAATTTATCGTTAAAAACATTATCTGTTTTATTATTAAAAGTTTCAACTTGAGCGTCAATAATCTTTTGATTAGCTTCTAACTCTTCGTTATACTTGCTGAAGAACTCAATAGCTTCTTGCTGCTCTTTAGTGAGCTTGCCTCCAGCTTTGATATCTTCATAATATTTAGACTTCAAACTATCTAAGTAGGATTTCGCCTCAGCAACTTGCTCTTTCATGGCTAATTTCTTTCTTTTGATATCTCGTTCTTCGTCCACTTCCTCATTATAAGCGAATTGGTCGTCCATCATAAACTGAACTTCTTCATCGCTTAGATGTGGCTTAGTTTTCTTGTAGTAAGTTTCTAATGCTGTTAAATTGTCTAGCTCATCATAATTTTGATTAAGCTGAACATAGTCATTAAGATCACCACCAGTTTCTTCCATAAAGTCTACTAACTTCTGAATATTCTCTGGTAGTGTTGGAAGTTCAACTGGTTGCTCTGGAGCTACTGGAGCTTCAACAGTATCTGTAACTTCTGCTACAGGTTCTTCAGTTACTTCTTCTACTACGTTTTCAACTTGCTCTTCCTGCGGCTGTTCAGAAAGCGGTGGTTGTCTAAGATCAACTTTGATTACACCGTCTTCGTCAATAACCGGAGCATTGTCGCTAACGTCTACTTTTACTACATTATCATCCGTAGATGATTCTTGCGGTTGAATCTCTTCAACTACATTTTCGTTATTTTCTTCCATGATATAATATTATAAAATTGTTGTTTGTTTTTTTATTTAAAATCTGGGGATCTTTTATTTCCCTTTTTTCTAAAAATATTAGCTACCTTAGTAAGCTTTTTACCTACCTTGCTTCTTCTACCTGGACCTTTTACACTAGGAGCTCTCTCTTCACTCTTTTTGATCATTTGTTGCATCTCCATCGCGATTTCCTTTGGCGGAACTGCTATTATAGTAGGTACTTGCTCCTCTATATTTTTTATGAGCATTTGTGGCATCTCCGCCATCTTTTTAATTTCAGCTCTTTGTTTAGTTGGAGGTTTTGTTGTACCTTGAATTTTATCTTCAAGTTTGCTAACCTGAGCCATAAGCTTTTTAGCTTTCTCTTTGTCTCCAGCTTTATTAGCTTTAGCAGCTTCGTCTTCTAAACGTTGCATTTTTTGTTTATCTGTTTCTTTTTCTACACCAGTAACAGCTTTATCTTTTTGCATACGTCTAGCATCAGCAGGAGTAAAACCTTCTTCAATTAACTCGTCAAGAGTTTTTAAATCAGCAGACTTCTGTTTAGCAGCAGATCTCTCAGCTTTTGAAGCATATATAGCTTTTCGCTGAGCGTCTGACTTATATTGTTTTGCAGGTGAGGTTCCCGAGTGAAGCGGAAACCCCTTCATTTTAAATGCCATATTTTATTTTTAGTTAAATGTAAGATTAAATCCTTCTTTTTTTGCTTCTTTTACAGCTTTTTTCTCAGATTTTTCTATTTGTTTTTGAGCTTTTTTGTGAGCTTTCTCATCGGTAAACATAACCTGCTCACCCGCAGCAAAACCAGTGGTATCAGCACCTTTACCGTGATATGATCCTAGTATTTCTGCTACTCTCTTTTCATGATCTTTAACAGCTTGAGGCTCTTTTTTTTGAGCAGCAGGAGAAGAGTATTTAGCCTTAAACTCAGCTTCTACACCTTTTGCTTTACTGAAAGCTTTAGCTGCTTTAGCTTTTTTCTTATCAACTTTTTTAGCTTGTTTAGGAGTTAACTCATATCTCTCTACTTTTTCTCCAGTCTCATCAACTATCATGCCAGCGTCTTTTCCTTTTCTTTTTATGTATTTGTTAGCGCGATCAGTTATCCTGTTAGCTTTTCTTACAAATTTTCTAGCTTTTTTAGTAGCTTTTTTAGCTTGTCTTGCAGTTTGAGGAGCAGGAGAACCTTTTTTGTCAGCAGCAGCTTTCTTCATTGACTCTTTTTTATTTCCATCACCATCAAGATCTAGAAAGTCAGGTTTAGATCCACCACCACCTGATGCTCTTTGTTTAGCCATAGTATCTTCTTTCTTCATCTTCATAGCCTCTTTCAACTTAGCTATGCTGCCCTCTTCCTTCATCTTCATAGCCTCATCTTTCATCTTCATAGCCTCTTTCATCTTCATAGCCTCGCTTTCTTTTTTCATCTTCATGGCTTCTTTTTTCATCTTAGCTATAGATGCTTCTTTTAAGTAAGATCCAGTACCTTTTTGCATTGGAAATCCTTTCATTTTAAACGGTTTGTAGTCCATTGTTCTTTTTTTTATTATTAATAACGTTATTATCCTAAATTATAAGAAGGCGTTGTATCGTGCCCTTTATGTTTTATATATTGAGTTTGTTTTTTAGGCTGAATTTTAAGTTTTTTATCATCGCCTTGTTTATTATTTTTTTTGTTTTTAATTTCCTTTGCTTCTTCAGCGCTATAAGGAGTTGTTGGATCTGCGTCTATATAGTCAGATATTCCATCACCATCCTGATCTGGCATTTCGTTAGGATTAGTAGGATCTACATTAAAAACAACCTCTGCAAATGGTTTGTTTTCTTTAGTGCCCGCTATTTGCGGAAAGCCTTTCATTTTAAAACTCATAATTATATATTTTCACCTAATATACTTCTAAGCATATTATCACTTGTCTCTTCAAAGTTTTTAGGTGGAGTACCTGTCTGCCTTTGATTTATAAGTTCACTTTGCTGTGTAGCTTGTATCTTAGTTCTTTTATCTTTTCTATCTTCTCTAAAATTATCTGCATTAGATCTAACGCTCATTTCAGCTTGTTTTAAATCCATATTGTACTGATGAGCATGCTCTACTAAAGCTTTTTTAATTTCAGCTTCTTGTTGCATTGTTTGTAGTTTTAGTTGAGCTTTTAATTTTTCTAAATTCATTTCGCCTTCTTGTATTTGTAAAGCTTTTGTAGTTTCAGCTTGAGCTGCACTTTGTTGAGCTAAAGAATTAGCCTGAGCTTGCGCTTGTATGTTAGCTTGTTGCGCAGCTTGATCTTGTTGCATCTTCTTTTTTCTACGTATTTTAAGAAGTTGATTTGCTAGTTTTACATTTTTAATATTTCTAACATCAATAGCATCTTCTAAGTCTAAACTACCTTGACTCAAAGCTACCTGTATATTATTCTCAAGCATTTGCTTTTCTTCTTCATCAGGCTCAAGCTCTAAGAATATTCCAAAATCATATAAATGTAACTCTTCTATTTCTTTTAACGTAGCTACATTGTGATTACCTATAGCTTGAATAAACGCATCTTTTGTTGGTGAATATTCTAATATATCAGATATTCTAAGAGATAATGCCTCACAAACTTCAGCTGTTAAAAACATACCTGCTTGCATTATATGTCTAGTAGCTGTATTACTATTTGCAGCTGCTAGTTTTTGAATACCAACTAAAGCGTTTTTATCTGGAGTACTACCATCTCTAGCTTCGTTAAGTCCGGTGACATCACGAATCATTTGTAGATAATAGTTATAAGTTTGTATTAAAGCTTGCAGCTTGTTACCACCAGAACTTGACTGTATTTCTTGAATAGGTATTTTACCAGGATTCATATCTCCTTCAGAAGTAAACGATCTACCAATAATACTACCAGTTTGGAAGAACATGTTTAAAGCTTCTTGTGGATTATAGTTTGTACCATTGCCTAAATCTATTTCAGCTAAACCATCAGCGTCAAGATAAACTCCATCAGGAGTCATACGAGACATTACTTGCTGTAGCTTCAAATGAGTAAGCTGTATCATATCTGCGAAAGTAGTAACTCTACTAACTAAACTTTCAATTTTACCTTTATACATCCTAGGCGCTACAATTTGGTAATTCATTTTAACTTTAGTGTAATCGCTCTTTGGCCTCATTTGATTTTTAGCAGGTTCCCAACGAAGCATGCGAGTACCACCAAGTATTTTAGCTCCTTCAAATAATACTTCAACAGCTCTTTCCATTTTATCAAAACGACCTTCAATACCTGGAGGTGGTTGGAAACTATCGTCTTTCTCTATTGCTTTATCAGCGCCGCTTGCTGTTTTCTTAATTTTATAAACTTCGTTCATATATGTTTTATAATTAAAATATAAAACTTGAACTTTGTTTTCATCACCTACCGGCATATTGTATCTAGTGTTTCCTCTTGAAGCATGGTACTTGCTAGACTTTGTTTTCTTTATTTCTTTTAAATCTTCATTAGTTAAAAAAGGAAACTCTCTAACTAATTCGTTTATAGGTATCTCTCTTACTTCTCCAACATAATATATATCTTCAAAATAAGGAGACTCAGTATAAGAATAAACTATATCAGCAGGATCAACATAATCTACAGTAACGCCTTGTGAAGGATTAAATCCAGTTTTAACACAACCTATACCTATAACAGCTAAGTCTCTATAAAATCTCTTTCTTGTTAACTCAAATCTATTACCTTCTAGTAAAGTTGATATAGCAGACTCTTCAGCTATTTCTACGTTTTGCTTATAAGTTAACTGCATGTGAAGATCTAACTCTTCTTTTGTTTCAGGAAGTTCTTCTATAGGATTTTCAGATATATTAACACCAAAAGCATCTTTAGCTGTTTTAGCTAAATCTTTAGTTAACATATCAGAAAGCATTACGTTCATGTATTCTGTTCTCTTAGCTACGCCAAAAGGATCTTGCGAGTACGCATTAACTTTATAACCTCTTTCAGCTATACCGTTAACAACAATATCTACAAACTTAGGAATAATAGGTACAGGTTTCCAGTCTAAGTTTAAATATGATAAATCACCATTAATAGATAATTCATCTTTATACTTTTGTATATTTTGTTCACCTCTAGCATAAAGCCTTAACTCGTGAAACCTATTTATATTGTGATAATATTTTCCGTTATGTGACTTTTCAAACCACTCTGTTTCTATGGCGTTAGCTATTTTTAAACCATACTCTAAACTTAACTTCTCTATGTCACTTACGACTTGACTTGGAAAATAATTTGCACCTGCGTTATACATACTTTTTATTTAATTAACGTTGAGAACTTCCCATCGTTGTTATATTTTGATATATTAATATTTAATGCAGCTCTTTGTTTTTCTGGATGTGGTCTGTATAAATTTTTATTACAAGCCATTATTGCTAATCCAGAGCTTATAGCAGCATCAAACTTAGTTCTTTTGTTTATGTCAAACTTAGACCAATCGTTTAATGTTTCGTTAAAATACATATTACCGTATTGCATATCGTCAATTAGCCCAACATGTTTTTGAATATACATTTCAATAGCAGCAGCGTGAGCTTGTTTTATATCTTCACTAGAGTTTGGTATACCACCAATTTCTTTTTCTGCTACTGATAATTTATTCCATATTTTATCTGGTCTGTTCATACTAAAACCTCTATAACCTCTACGTCTCAAGTAGTATAATAATCTTGGTTTATTATTCTCTGCTAATAATGGCATACCGTAAAATACTAATGCCATTAATACATCTTCAAAAAACATTTCAGCGGTTTGTGGTCTAGCTACATATTCTAAAAAGAAGTGGTTTGGTGGAGCATCTTCCATAGAAAACTTTGTTAATCCATGAAGTGATCCTTTTGATCCACGGCCGTCCACAGTACCACTAATATCATAGCTATCACAACCAAACGCACCAATATGTTCATTACCTGGGTATTTAATTCCATTTTTTACTATTACACTATTTTGTAGATTTATAGATGGAAACCAACTAATTTTAAATCTACCAGCTGGATCTGGATAAAACATTACGTTAGTATCTTTGACTCCATTTATCCATTGGAAATTACCAATATTTAAAACTCCAGCACTTCTATTTCCTTCGTTATAATCTATTTGTTCGTATATCTTAACTAAATTAAATATACTATTTTTTGTTTCATCTCTAAACGCATGTTCTTCAGTTCTTGGAAACTGTCTGTAAAATTCGTTTAA